TGACGGCGCCTTCGAAGTATTGTTTGGTGATAACATACTAAGTAAAAAGCCATCGGATGGTAATATCGTTAAACTTAATTACAACGTATGTAACGGCCCTTTACTTAACGGTGCTAGAACATTCAACGGTCCTGCTACACTTGCTGGTAATAGCTCATATACCATTAGTACTAGTAGTAGAGCAAGCGGCGGTGCAAATCCACAGTCTATAGACAGTATTAAGTTTAACGCTCCTAGAAACTACAGTGCCCAAAACCGTGCTGTAACTGCTAACGACTATAAGAACATCCTTTTAAACAATGCACCTGATTTACAGACTATTAGTGTATGGGGTGGCGAACAGAATAGTCCCCCTGTATACGGCAAGGTTTATATCGCAGCTAAGCCTATAGGCAATTCAACTCTTACCCCCAGTCGCAAACAAGAATTAATAGAATTACTAGATTCTAGAAACGTAATTACTATAGAGCCAGTATTTGTAGATGCTGAGTACCTATATGTCGTTCCTACTGTACAGGTAAGATACAATCCCAACATTACTAGTAAAAATGGGGATACGCTACTCAACCAAGTAAACAGTGTTATGTCTTCTTTTAATATTGATGATTTGGGAGTGTTTAACCGCAGCTTCTATCTGTCAGAATTTATTAAGAAGGTTGATGCTATAGATGATAGTGTAATAAACGTATCGGTTACTAATTTAATGCAGCGGCGTTTTATTCCTAATACAAATTTGAACCAATCATATCAAGTAAAATTCAACAATGCAATATACAACCCACACTCAGGGCACAAGTATGCAATCAGCAGCAGTGCATTTACCTATCAAGGATTTACTTGTTACTTTGATGATGATGGATCAGGAAGGCTGCGTATTTACAGAATCGCAAGTGGAGCACGAGTATACATTAGCAGTAATGCAGGTACCGTGGATTATGCGCGGGGGACTGTGAGAACTAACGCTATAAAATTCACATCATATACGGGCGATGGTATTAAGATAAACGCTGTACCTAGAGATCAGGTAGTTAAGTCTGTCAGAAATCAAATTGTACAGCTTGCCGATGCTTCTGTATCGATTATTAACAATAACACAGACTCAGCTGAAGCACAGTCTAGATCACTGTCATCTACCAATCAAGCAACTGTTTCTAGTGAGACAGGTGTAGTATCAGTATCGTCGACGTACTAAATGGCTACCGATAATAAAATATCGACATTAATAGAAAGCCAGGTCCCTGGATATCTTTTAGAAGAGGGTCCTAATCTCGTTGCGTTCTTAAAAGCATACTATGAATGGATGGAGACTAGTGGTCAGGTTACAGACGCTAGTAAGAATCATTTAACTAACCGCGATATTGATACTACTGATCTCAATAAGTTCTATGAATACTTTAAGAGAGAGGTGCTTGCTGACTTTCCTGATAATGTACTTGCAGATAAAAGACTAGTCGCAAAACGAATAAAAGACTTGTATCGCGCAAAAGGGAGTGCGGCTGCGTATAACCTTCTATTCCGTATTCTGTATGATCAGAATGTATCGATTTATAAGCCTAGCGAAAATATCCTAAGAGCGTCTGATGGAAGATGGACTCAAGATACTATTGTACGTCTAGGTGCTCCTTTCTCTGGTAATCTAGAACTTGCGGTAGGTAAAATAATTACCGGTTCTAATTCCGGTGCTGTCGGTAAGGTATTAAAAGTACTTACTGTATTTGAAAGTGGCGTTGAAGTAAAACAATTAAGAGTTAATGAAGTAACAGGTACGTTTATTGATCTTGAGCAAGTAACTACCCCAGATGGATTAAGTGGTTTCGTTGTTAATACAGTTGGACCACTTAATGATGTTGAATTTGGTTCGGCTAGTGCATCGGGTGGTATTGGTCACCAGGTAGGTGATAGTGTTACTTTCACTAGTGTAACTGGCACAGGGGCAACGGGTGTTGTAGATGCTACTAGTGACGAAGTATTAACATTTGTAATTACAAATGGTGGTAGTGGTTATACAGTAGGCGAGAATAGCGTCATTACTATAACCGGTGGATTACCAAAGGGTGGTTTGGTAGGTTCCGCTACAGTATCAGCTATTACAAATACTGAAACTATATTTGCGTACACTGATACTATAGAAGGTCTTTCAGATACACCGATTGAATATGGTACCACATATAGTTCAAACTCTGGTGTTATCAGTTCCAATCTCGCATCGTCTAATGCATATACTGCGCTAAGCGCGGCATTAGGAACACTAGAGTTAGTAACCGGTAAAATAAGCGCGCTAACAGTAATTACCGGTAACTACGCTAATAATTCTATACCAACTGTAACAGCAGAAGAAGTAAGAGTGTCAGCACTTGATATTCCAGATGGATTAGGTGGCTTTAAAGGACGCAATGCTATTATTACACCTGCCTTTGTTCCAGGATCTATTACAGATGTCACCGTAACAAATAGGGGAAGACTTTATAATGCAATTAATGCAGTTACAGTAACCAACAATACAAGATCAGGTACCACTGCTGCAATAGGCGATCCAGTTATAACCGGTGTTATTGAAGAGCAGGGAAGCTACAAAGACTCAAAGGGTTTCTTGAGTTGGGATCAAAGATTACAAGACAACTACTACTATCAAGAATTTAGTTACGTAATCAGATCACAAAAAGCGTTAAAGACATACCAAAACATAGTACGTGATGTAATTCATCCAGCTGGTACCGCATTGTTTGGTCAGATTGATATTGAAACTGAAGCTGATCTAACTGGCCTAGAGGTCGAGACTCTGGTTTCTACTGATTTGATTGGTGGTAAAGATGGTATCACGGTAGGATCATTGACGACTACGTTTGGTTTAATTACTCAAATAGATCGTACGCTACCGGTAGAATCTCTAACCAGTACTATTACAATACCGACACACAGTGTACAATATGAGATTAACCCAACAACATTTACAGATGGTCAAGACTTCTCTACAGATGCAGTTATAAGTCGTGATTCTATACTGACGTCCATCACTCCTACTACTGCCGTATCAACAGACACTATACTGTCTAGAGATATGTTTGCTACGTCAATTGCTTCTACGTTGACTGTAAACGAGCCTGCTGAAGATGTATACTTGCTAGCAGATGGATTCATTTACGTATCCAACACAAATACAATTCAAACATACCTTGGTCAACCAATTACTCAATACCTAGACGATCCTGTAATCCTCGGTACGCCGTTTGTTGTACAGGGTGATGGTAGCGTAGCATTCTCTACCATCGTTAAGGGTGGATCGCAGATAGAAATTGAAGATAGAATACCAGGTACGTCTGGCAACACGACATATATAGTTAATACTGTATTCAGTAACACTACGTTCACAATCAATACTGAATTTGCCGGCGAAGCAATGTCTAACGGTGTATTCAGATATATCTACGATGGTAACATTTAACAATGGCTATCACTACTAGCAAAAAATTTAACGTGCATGCTGCTACGCAGTTTAAAGAAGGGTTTGACGAATCTGATCCTTCACAAATGTATTTGTTCTACTCTAGAATTGATCCTTGGGGATCAGAATCTAGTCCTCCTGCTATCGAAGATACGGTGTTTGCCGAGAGAGATGTTTGGAGGGGGATGACCGCGTTAAAGAAGGTATCTAATAATAATGTTACCATGGCCGTGTCCAAGTATCTTTGGACTACTAACACTATGTATACAGAGTATAGTGACACCAATGTCAACCTTGCAACCAGCAACTTCTATGTAATCACAAGCAACAACGAAGTATACAAATGTTTATTTAACGCCGATGGTGTACCAAGTACAGTTAGTCCGACTGGAAGATCAACATCTGTTATCACTACCAGTGATGGATATAAGTGGAAGTTCATGTATGACATTAGCCAAGCTGATATGAATCGGTTTGGTGGAGTCAATCATATACCGGTAAAAACTATTGCCTCGGACGACGGAAGTGCTCAATGGAACGTGCAGCAAGCAGCTGCCAATGGTTCTGTACCAATATTTGAAGTAACAAGCGGTGGAAGTGGTTACCTTCAAAATAAAGGTACTATTGCTGGAGTGACAAGTACCACTCAGTTAACTATTGCTAATAATGCATCGGGTACTGATAATGTATACAACGGTTCTACTATTTTTATCTCCAATGGTCTTGGCGCTGGCCAGCTAAGAATAATCACTGGATACAATGCTACAACCAAACTACTGACAGTTAATAATGCATTTACAGTATCACCTAACACCTCCAGTACTTACCACATTGGACCTCGGATAAATATAGTTGGAGATGGTAATGGGGCATCCGCGTACGCTAATGTACAATCTGGTGCAATAACCAAGATTACTGGAATTAATGAAGGGACTAGTTACTCTAGGGCTAGTGTATTAATCACGGCTAACCCTGTCTATGGATCGGGTGCTAGTGCAGTTGCTTATCTTCCTGGACTAGGTGGCCACGGATCTGATCCAGTGAATGAATTGTTTGCTACCAATGTTACTATGAATATTGAGGTTGATGGGGACGAAGCAGGTTTCTTTCATGCCAATAACCAGTTTAGAATATACGGAATAATTAAAGACCCCACCCAACGGTCTACGGGAGGAGTAGCTAGCAACCTACGTTACGATCAGACAACTAGATTGACGCTAAATAGCATTTCCGATACTTTTGTTGAAGATGAATTTGTAACAGGTGCTACAAGCGGTGCTAAGGGTAGGGTAGTTTATTTTGCAAATACCAATGCTACAAGTACAGCTGGTGTACTTCATTTGACCTATCCTAATGGAAATTTTGCTAATGGGGAAAACCTTTCAGCAAACAACTCAGGAGTAACCGCTGTTGTACAAGGAATTACCAAGCCAGATCTGGTACCTTATTCCGGCCAGATGATTTATACAGTAACACAAGCACCTATAGAAAGAGATATAGCTCAAACAGAAAACTTTACTATTACAGTTAAGTTTTGATAAAGAGAAACAGATATGACTGCTAACAACAATCTTACGACTAACTTTAACGTAGATCCATACTACGATGATTACGATGAAACTAAAAACTTTCATCGGATTTTGTATCGTCCTGGATTTGCAGTTCAAGCTAGAGAGCTAACTCAGCAACAGTCTATCTTGCAAAATCAAATCCACCGTTTTGGTAACCATATCTTTAAAGATGGTTCACAGGTCAGTGGTTCAACAGAGATACTAGACCAAGTAGGTGTTTTAAGACTGAAGAGCTCTTATGGTGGTGTAGCAATTGATGTAACTAGTTTTGAAGGAAAGTATGCTAGAAGTCGTAATTCACAGGATTTGTTTTACGTTAAAAAAGCAGTGCCTGCTGCTGGTGGTGACTCGGATCTAATTTACGTTCAGTATTTACAGAGTGCTAACACTACATCTAATTCTTCTATCTACTATTCTATTGTAGCTAATAATGAGGTTATAGATTTTAGCTCATCGTACATTAATAGTAACACCGGTTTATTCTTCTCTAACACAGGTGCCGCTCAAGTACTGTCTACAGTAGAGAGCTCTGTTGCCAAAAGACCGGTGACTAGAGGTTTCTTGTATTCTGTAGATGAGTCAGTTTATTACCATAAAGGACTGTTTATTAGAGCTCCTAAGCAGACTGTTGCAGTTGCTGCAAATATAGAGCATATAGTAAGTGTTGGATTTACATCTTCGGAAACTTTAATTACCAGTGATATTGACAGTACATTAACAGATCCTGCAAGGGGGAGCTACAACTATGCTGCTCCTGGTGCAGACAGGTTGAAGGTAGAACTAACGGTTACTGCTAAACCGCTTTCATCTCTTGATGCGCCACCGTTAACTTCAAACAACTACTTTGAAGTAGCTAGAATTAAGGATGGACAATTTATCCGCAAACGGCCTGCTCCGGATTATAACACTCTTGCAGATGTGTTAGCAAAGAGAACTTACGAAGAGTCCGGAAACTACACAGTTGAAGGCCTCAAGATTTCTATTTCTAATACTGCGGCTACTACTGCTAATCTTGTTGCAAGATTATCACCTGGAACTGCTTACATAAAAGGGTACAGGGTTAGAAACGGTTCTAACATTACTGTTCCTGTTCCTAAATCCCGAGCAATCGACACGGTTACCGAACAAAAAATTACTACTCTTTATGGAAACTACTTAGTAGCCAACACTCTATCTAATGGGTTGATCGATATAGACGATAGAGTAGAACTACACTCGAGATTAGTTCCAGATACGGATTCCAAAGTTGGTGAAGCTCATATACGAAATTTAGAGTTTCTTTCCGGAACTAGCGATCAAAGAAAGTACAAGTTGTTCCTATACGATACTAAAATTACTGTCAGTGCAAATAACTTTAATTCTATAAAAAGTGTAAGAGTAGCTTCAAGCAATGCATATGCTGCAGTTCATTCTGACAGTATTACCACTTTTGTTAAAACCGGTACAACCGTATCAGGTAGTGCAGAAGTTAGATTACAGAGTATAGCTGGTGTTAAAGTTGGTCAGATAGTTACCGGTTCTGGAATACCTGCTGGCACTCTTGTACAATCCATTTTGTTTGATACTATTACCTTAAATAATAATGCTACTGGCAGTGCGACTACTGATCTTACTTTTAGAAGTGTAAATTTATCTGATCAAGAATTTAACAGAAGTTTGTTTCTGTTTCCTCATACCCACGTAGCAAACACCAGTAACGTCGATTACAAGTTTAAGCGAAAGTTTTCTGATGTTTCGTTTACTGGTGGATCTGCTACAATTCAGACTTTAGGAGGTTCAGAAAGATTTTCATCTGGTACGGGCAGCCTTGCAACTGAAAATTTTGTTGTAGTAATTAAAACTGGCGGTGTCGGAACTATATCAACTGGCGAAAACGTTGACATGGAGGCCTCCGGCCGGTCTGTTACAACACCAACAGCTACACCTGGTAACCCAGCGTCAGCTACAATTGATGTAAATGAAGCTTCGTTTACTGGTACTGCAGACATCTACGCCACAATAGATGTTACAGCCGATACTAGACGAGTAAAAACCAGAACCAATGCAACCAAAACGTATGCACTTGGATATCCTGCTTCAGCCAATTCTCTTTCTCTAGGGTACGCTGACGTAATAAAAATAAACGCTATCTATGAGGGTAACTCAACATTTGTATCTTCTAACACAGGTCAAGTTATTCCAGCTAACAATAGTGCTACTACGACGATACAAGATGTTACTAACAACTTTAACTTTGATCCTAACGCCCGTGATACGTACTATGATCATTCAACTCTTACACTAAAGCCAGGGCTGTCTGCAAGCACAAACCAAATTTTAGTAGACTTTGACTACTATGCGCACGGTGGTGGTTTAGGCTTCTTTTCACAGGCAAGCTATCCCGACTATAACAATATTCCATACTACAGGGATGAAAAAGGACGTACGGTTGCTCTAAGAGACGCTTTAGATTTTAGACCTACTAGAACGGCTGATGCAAGTGCTAATTACTATCACTCTACAAAGACCTTTGACAATCATCAAATTGTTGATTCTCAAACATTTGAAGCAGAAGCTAATTACAGCTATTACAAGAAAATAGTACATAAACTTTCTTTGGACGCTGGGGGCAACTTTGTTCTTACCTCCGGAACTCCATCCTTAAACAATCCTATAATTCCAGATACTGATAAAGATCAATTGCTTTTGGCAACTATCTTTGTAAATCCTTATACGTACAGTGAAAAAGATTTAAGGATAAGGCTAGAAGACAATTCTCGATACACAATGAAGGACATTGGTAATATTGAAAAGAGAGTAGAAAAACTCGAGTATTATACTTCGCTGAACTTGCTTGAATCTCAAGTTGCAAGTACTCAGTTTCTTGATAATAACGGAGATGCCAGGTATAAGAACGGTTTTGTAGTTGATCCATTTAAGGGACATTCAGTAGGTAATGTTTTTGATAAAAACTACAAGGCGTCTATCGATAGGCGCCGACAGATTATGCGTCCTACCTTTACTGGGGATTCTACTGAGCTGGTTCCTCAAACCGGGGGTGGTCTCAGTATAAACAATAAAATTGTCACGCTTCCGTTCTCAGAGATAAATTTTGTTTCTCAAGAATTAGCTTCTGATACTTTAAATGTGAATCCATTTCAAGTTGTTTCTTTTACTGGTAATGTGTTTTTAGACCCATCATCAGACTCCTGGACTGATAAAAATAAAGTGAGTGTAACTGTCGACTCAGACGGTAACCTTGCCCACTTTAAATATCTTCAAGATATTATAGCTGGGTCTAACGGTTATGAATATGGAGACTGGCAACCGGTCACTCAGGGTCCAATAGAAATAGTAAAAGTAGAGGGTTCGTACGCCGGTACTAATGATAACACTGCGGTAGATGGTCCAGGAGTTTGGGCATCTCAAATTACTACTACTGGACACCGAAGTGCTACTAAGTTGTCTATACAAACCAGTGAAGACCCTTCCACAAGTACTAAACTCACAGACAGCGTTTTTTATACCCACATGCGAACTCGTAAAGTAAATTTTACGGTAGAGGGAGCCAAACCTAATACTAAGTTACATCTTTTCTTGGGTGGGATTGATTGCACTGACTGGATGGCGCCAAATACTTTTAGCTCAACTAGAGCAGAACAAGTCCTGTACGGTGATATGACAGCCCGGGAAGTAATTACAGACAGCTTTGGCGCTGTCAGTGGTTATTTTTGGGTTCCTAATACAAGGCAAGTTTTAAGTGCTTCTGCTTATTCTGCAAATCCTAATGCTACTGTGCTGTCCGATCTATCAAATACTAAAGGTGATAGTCTTAGATTTGAAGCTGGTACTATAGAAGTTTTGTTTGTTGACAACTTTATAAATCCTAAGTTCTCAACTTCATATGCTTCTACTACATTCAGCTCTCGAGGCACCATAGACACATATACTACTACCACAACCATGACTAAGCGTTATGAGTTAATAAGAACGCCACAGGGATTTGTACCAGGTGATTCTGTAACAGAGGTAGGATATTTTCTTACTACCAGAGACACCTTGGCCTCGGCGATAGCAGATGTTGAAGCCACTATAGGTAGATCACTTACAGCTGGTGAAACTTCCATAGGTGATTTTATTACTTCTCAGTACGAGCAGAGAATTGGAAGACGGCCTGAGATTACAGGCTGGAAATACTGGCTTTTGGAATACATCAATGGCAGTTTTGATACTGCTCTTGATCTTGCTGTAGCAATTACTACAGCAGCCACCGTTAACCGTGGACAATCACAGGTACATGGAGATGGTAGTAACCCTAATATTATTTGTCAATACGGTTACGATCCATTAGCACAAACCTTTACTATACCAGAAGAATTTTATCCTGATGGTATTTTTATAAGCTCCGCAGATATCTTTATAGCACAAAAAGATAGCACTTTGCCTTTGCGGGTAGAGTTGCGGCCTACGGTAAACGGTTTCCCTAGTGCTGATGAAGCTATTCCCATGTCTCAAGTTGTATTAAATCCGAGCCAGATAAATGCTAATGCTACCACTCCAACTGCCACTAACGTTGCGTTCAAATGTCCTATACATCTGACTCCAGGTGAATACTGCATCGTGCTACTTTCAGATTCACTTAACTATCTTACTTATATTGCAACAATAGGTGAAGAGAGATTAGATGGCACTGGGTTTGTTACTGAGCAGCCTACGTTAGGTTCTTTGTTTAAGTCTCAGAACGCAAGAACTTGGACTGCCCAACAAGAGTCTGATTTGTGCTTTAGGTTAAAGCAAGCTCAATTTACTATTAACACTAACTATGATCTAACTCTATCAGCCAATAACATTGGACGTGCCGCATATAGCGCCAATACATTGTATGCTAACACCGTTGGTCAGTTTGATATAGCTAATATATCAATGTCTAAGTTTGACGCCCTACGAAGTTTTAATTCCGTGTATGAACTATCTACTAAAGATGAAGGGGGAGCAATACAGCCATTTGATAGAGTTATACCAAACCAAGATTTGATCTTTAGCACTCCGAAGGAGATTACTACAAACAGCGACCTTCGATTAAAGGTTACATTTAGAACCAGTGATACTAATGTTTCACCATACTTTGATATAGGTTCTGCAGGAATTTCTTTAATTAAAAATGTAATCAACGCGCCTCCTACAGGTGGAGAAGTTGCTGAAACTGAACCTACGGATAGCCACGCACTTGCAAAATATATTACTAGAAAGGTTACTTTGGCAGAAGGTCTAGAAGCCAATAGTCTCAAAGTATTTGTGGATCAAAATATGCCTTCGGGTGCATCAGTTGAAGTATATTATCGAGTTATAAATAGTGATGACAATAGTAATTTTGAAGAAAGACCATATGTTTTGATGTCTAGGCGGCAACCAACTGTTACTGTTAATCAGTCGGTTGCATTGTTTAATGAGTACGAATATTATGCGGATGACATCTCGTACACTAGCGGTTCTGTTACGTATGATAACTTTACCACTTTTAGCATTAAAATCGTAATGTACTCGACGTCATCTGCGGCAGTACCTTCGTTCCGTAACTTCAGAGCAATAGCATTATCATGACAGACATGCTTAAAGTGAAGGATCATGAAAATCTTCGAAGAGATTCATTTAATAATGCTGTTATTAATATAGACAAACAAGAATATGTTGCTAGTATAAAAAGAAGGCAAAGATCTGAACGAGTAGAATATCTCGAGCAAAAGGTTTCTGACCTTCAAAACGATATCCAAGACATTAAGCAGATGTTGCAGCAATTGGTGTCGAAGTAGATAGAGGCTTAGAATGGCACTTAACTTAGCAAATGTAATAAGTACAGACACGTTCGCGACGTGGTTAACCCGTACCAATCAAATTATTGAAAGGTCGTCTAATAGTACGCCTAAGTTTTTAGACTTTGAGGGGTCGACGCATGATAGTCTTACTGCGCAAGAAGGACGTACTTACTACGACTCTACTCATAAATCTCTAACAGTCTTCTCTGAAGGCGGCCTAGAGATGGAGCTTGGGCAGAACGAATACATCCGAGTATACAATAACAGTGGCGTTCCAATTAATCTTGGTCAACCATTGTTCCTAAGTGGGTCTACGGGTGGTGTACCAAATGCAGAGCTGGCTAACGCATCCGATGCTGCAAAATATAACATTTCCGGACTAGCTGCCAACTCGATTGCAACCGGCTCTTATGGTTGGGCTGCAGTATCTGGTACACTGAGAGGTTTCGATACTTCTAGTCTAACTCAAGGTGAAAGATTTTTTGTAAGTCCGTTTGCAAACGGACAGCTTGTTACTACAGCACCTAGCTATCCCAATTTTCCCATGTGTGTTGGTCTTTGTGTTGTATCAGATTCTGCCAACGGCATCGTTGTAATTGAACAACAAAACCATTCAGTACCTTCTTTCCGCGTAATTAATGACGCTCGTATAGGAGGAGATTTGGTTGTTGATGGTAACTTTGAAGTGTTGGGTGAAGAAACAATTACCACACTGACAAACCTATCAATTGACGACACCTTCATTTATTTAAATGCAGGGGATACGATCACAGCTAACTCTACTGCTGTAACTGGTCTAAATGACTTTTCATTTAAAGGTCATTACAACGGTGGTAACACTGTAACCTATTATGTTAAGATTGACAATACCAGTCCAGGTAATCCAGATACATTCTCTTGGTCCTTAGACAATTTCTCAACTACAGAAGCTGCCAACGTGGCCATTACAGCATCTCAGCAATCATTGAGGTGGGGTATCAGTGCTCTGTTTGTAGCCAACACTGGTCATACGGCTGGCGATGTGTGGACTGGCGGAGCTGCTCCTCTTAACGTTGATACTGGCTGGGCATCAAATAGAAACACCGGTCAGGCGGCTGGTGGATACACTCACATGGGTGTATTCTTTGACGTTACTGATGAGCGGTTTAAATTCTTCCAATCCTACGCGCCTGAAATTGAAGGTAACATAAACACTGCTGACGCTTCATTTGAACTCGGTACTGTACAAGCTAATACCTTTATTGGTGATGGTAGCCAATTAACTAACGCTGGTTCAACAGTAGCAACCGACTCAGCAAACCACACCTTGTTTGTACCGTTTACCGGTGTATCATCTGGCACAATGACAAGTGCTAACGTAAACTCAAACTTTACGTTTAACCCATCAACTGGTACTCTTTCAGCAACAGCTTTCTCTGGCGATGGTAGTAACCTTACTAACGCTGGATCTACAGTTGCTAGTGATACCGAAGCTGATCGAGATTTATTGGTTGCATTCACTGGCGTTACTTCAGGTACAATGACGTCAGCAAATGTCAATTCAACGTTTACGTTTAATCCTGCATCGGGTAAGTTGGCAGCAAATACAATGCAGTTCAACAATGCCGTACAGAAAGTTCAAACTGTTGGAACTATTACTTCAGATACAAACTTAGACCTTAGCAATGCAAGTATTTTTGACGTTACACTTGGCGCTGATAATTTAGTGTTAACCTTTACTAATCCACCTTCATCTGGCTATGCTGGTAGTGCTACTGTCATACTAAGACAAGATAGCACCGGTAGTAGGTATGCCACTTTTACTAATGCAATATACACCGATGGAGCTCCTCCTATTCTCACTACCAATGCAAATGCCATAGACATGTTATCATTTTTTACAACAGACAATGGAACCTCCTACTTTGGTGCGTTGACCATGGCTGCAGTAAGTTAAGGAGCTATAACAAATGAAAATTTATAAACTTTATTATTCTAGCGAATGTAATCCAGTTGAAACCTATCAACTCAGAAAATTCATGAGAGAAAATGAATTGTGGAATAGAGTTTCTGATTATTATTATATAAAAGGAAGTGATGCTACACAGCAGCTTTCTTACTTAAATAGCTGTTATGATAGGCAGTTAGCGGAGCAGTCTGTAACGCTGCCCGTAAAGCTACGTTATTTTCTCTTGACAGAAGAGGATAGTAATGATGCAAGACTTATAAAATTTATTAAAGGCAAGGACGAAATATTATCATATTTTCAAACCAATCTTTTATAAGCCATGTTAGGAATTTTAAGAAATAAAAAAGCCTTATCTCCAGCTGGATCAATCTCTGTTAGCGGAGGATCTACTACTAATGTATCCGTACCTTTTGGTGTACGATACGTAAATGTAACTATACAAGGTGGTCCCGGTAATCCAGGTAACAACGGTAACAACGGTGTTGCCGGTACCGCTGGTACCGCTGGCAATGCCGGCAATACAGGTAATCCAGGTACTGCTGGCACTGGTGGCTCTGGTGGAGAGGGCAACCCAGGCAACGCAGGTAACAGCGGTTCCAACGGTTCTAGAGGTTTTGGAGGTACCGCTGGTAACGCAGGTAACCCAGGAAATCCTGGGAACAATGGTGGCCGAGGTAACCGAGGCTTTGCTGGTAACTCAGGCAATCCGGGTAACCCCAGTGGGGGATCTGGGGGCGGTGGCGGAGGCGGTGGTGGCGCCGGCTTAGTCGAAGCAACAGCTGGTACGCGTACGCCAACAGGACGGGGCGGCAACGGTGGTAATGGTGGCAATGGTTCCGGGCCCGGATCCGGCCCCGGTGGTGCCGCCGGTGTTGGTGGTTTTTCCAGTGGAAGTCCAGGTTCCTCATCAAGTGCTGGTAGTAGTGGCAATAATGGGTTTGGAGCTAACTCTGGCAATTCTGGTACTGCTGGATCAAATGGTAGCAACGGTAATCCCGGTACCGGAGCGACTAGTGGTAACCCCGGTAATGTTGGCACTGATGGAAATCCTGGGACTGCAGGCAGTGGCGGATCCGGCGCCAATGGTAATCCCGGTACTGCCGGTAATCCTGGTAACAGCGGTACAGGTGGTAATCCAGGCAATCCAGGCAATCCAGGTAACAACGGATCTGGTGGTAATCCCGGAGGTACTTCAACGATTACCGCTTTAGGAATTACAGGACCAGGTGGAGCTGGCGGGAATGCTGGTAGTGCTGGCAATCCAGGTAATCCAGGTAATCCAGGTGTCGCTGGCAACGGTGGTGCAGGTGGAAATGCCAATGCCGGCAGTGCCGGTAATCCTGGTACCGCTGGCAATGGTGGTACAGGTGGTATCGCAGGAAACCCTGGAAACGCTGGAAACCCTGGAAATAATGGTGCCCGAGGTAACCGAGGCTTTGCTGGTAATTCAGGCAACCCAGGCAATCCAGGTAACAACGGATCTGGTGGAGCAGGAGGTGTCGCCAGAGGTGGTGGCGGTGGTGGTATAGTAGGTCAAGGTGCCTTTGTACACATACCTACATCACAGGGTGGTTTAGGTCCATTATATCCAGGATATGGGAACTCATATCCTACTCCATTTGCTGGACCTACTGGTGCTGCTGGTGCAGGTGGTGGTGGGGGATCTCCAGGTAGCGGTTCTAGTGGAGGTGCTGGGTGGCCACCGTACGGAGGTCCTGGCGGCAATGGTGGACCAGGTAATAGCGCCACAGTCGGCCTCTGCAACGCTTTTAATGGTGCCGGCGGTGGAGGCGGTGGCGGCAGCTTTGCATATGGTAGCAGTGGAACTGGTGGTGCCAACGGTAACAATGGTAGCAGCGGTTTCGGCGCAAACGCTGGCAACCCTGGAACCTTAGGGTCAAGCGGTAACAATGGTTCCAATGGTACCGGAGCAACAGGTGGCAACCCAGGAAACCCAGGCAGTGCCGGAAATCCTGGAGCTGATGGAAATGCTAATGCTGGAGCTAGTGGCAATCCTGGATCAAATGGTAACAACGGTACCAACGGTAGCGGCTACACTAACGGCAACCCGGGTTCAGCGGCCAGTGCTGTAAACATAAATAGAAAGAATATTCGTCCACGGCAAAGCTATTCAGCCACAGCGGCTAGTGGTGGTAGTATAACAATTTCTTGGAGTAGACAATAATGAGCGTCTTAGACATCACTGATTATTCATACAAAATATTATCTGTTGACATAGAAAATTCAACAGCACTTATTGAATTTAAAGCTGCAGATTCCGACCTATCAAGGATTACTTACAACTGTAATCTAGAAGTTGCAAATGTTTCTGGTTTTCCAGATTACGAAAACGACGAAGATATTCCTTTTGCAGAGCACTTAAAACTTACCGCTACACTTCATGCTCCCCTGGCTGTATGGAGAAGGCAAAAATGGGCAGTCCTTAATGGTACTGCATTAACTAATCAAATAGCAAGTAACACTTTCATTTCCGTTTCCTAAAGTGGTTTGTTATATTATGGACTATAAGAATGTTACATCCTATAACCACGAGAGACACATCTGCATACTGGAGTGATCTCTTTAATAATGAAGAACTCGATCAAATTCTTAATTTATGTAAAACCCTACCTCTAGAGACCGGTACCATAGGTAATTATGAAACAACGGTAGATGATATAAGAAAAAGCAGTGTTGGTTGGTTAACAAGAAACGAAGACACAGAATGGATTTTTAGCCGATATGATGGAGCTGTACAGCGATCGAATTCGTGTTGGTTTGGTCTTGATCTTGACCCTCTCCGAATGATTCAATTTACAGTGTACGATGATGCAGGTGGTCACTATGAGTGGCACTGGGACATGCATACTACTCCCGAAGCTGATAACACTGACGTAATTAAACAACGAAAATTATCTGTAGTCACGCAGCTTAATGCCCCTGATGAATATGACGGAGGTGTTTTTCAAGTTGCTCCATGTGGTCAGCTTTATGATATTGAGCGAAAAAAGGGATTAACTTATATGTTCTTGTCTTTTGTAAATCATAGAGTTTCTCCAGTGACAAAAGGTACAAGATATAGTTTAGTTGGGTGGTATGAAGGCCCAGATTGGAGATAGTATATCATGGAAATGCCGTGTGAACGTAACGAAACATTTATTCGTTATTATGACAATGCCTTATCTACGGAATTCTGTCAAGGTCTAATAAAGTATTTTGAGTGGTGTCTTAAAAACAATCGTGTTTGGGATCGCTCTCATGAAACTACTAAAAATTGGAAAGAAGATGAATCAACTGTATTGAATCCTGTTAATTATTGGGACATTGATTTTAACTGGACGCACATTGCTCCATACATTCAAGAGTTTAATGATTCCTTCTGGGAAGTGTATTATCCAAGTTATTGTGAAGAATTTGATACACTAAACCAATTACAGGAACATACCATATTCTCCTATAAGGTACAGAAAACCATGCCAGGTGGTGGATACCACGTTTGGCATTGTGAGCATGACCAAATACAACACGCAAGAAGAATAGCAACATATACTGTATTTTTAAATGATGTAGCTGAAGGTGGTGAAACAGAGTTCTTATATCAGAACGAACGTGTAGCTCCTAAGGAAGGACGGCTAGTAATCTTTCCTTCTGGTTTTACTCACACTCACAGAGGTAATCCTCCATTAAGAGGTATCAAATACATACTGACCGGTTGGATAGAGTATGTATAAATAGTACATCTGATAAAGGAGACTAAGTTAAATGACCATTGTATTCTCAGGATCACCAGTAGCAAACGTACAGTTATCTGATTCGTTTAATACGTGGCGTTTAACTACCAATAAAATTTTAGCGGATGCTGCGTCACTAACATCTAACAATACCTTCGCTGCAGCAAACACTAATTTTGCCGGTGAAGTAAGAGCTACTGCATTTATTGGAGATGGCAGTAATTTAACTAATGCTGGCTCTACTGTTGCAAGTGATATGTCAGTAGACCGTGACTTGTTTGTACCTTTTACTGGTATAGCAAACAATACGATGACGTCAGCTAATGTTAATTCTACGTTTACTTTTAATCCTGGTGCTGGAAGACTATCGGCCAACGTAATTAAAACTAGTACGTTGCTCGATAGTTCTAACCGAAGACTTACAATTAGGGATGAGGCTAACACTGTAGTCTGGGGTGGTTGATTGTGGCCAGGCCTAATACACTCACCTTAAAAATTGAACCAGGAGAAGCCATTGTCCAAATGGTTTCAAACGTCGAGTTTATTTCTATAGCGGACAAGGTACTGGAGGAGCTTGCCTCATCTGATGGGGCAGGTGATCTATTTCTTACAGCCGGAGCAAACGGCAACTATACTTCTATTGGTGGACATACTAACACTAGGACCGAAGCAGTTGGTTCTAGCGACCTCACTATAACATCTAGTACCACAACTCTGTACCAAGATTTGGTTTCTGGTAATATAGATGCTGTTGTAGACAAGCCCGTTACTTTTGATTATACAACCAGCTCTTTTCGGTCAGTTACAAATGCGGAACTTGATAGCTTTGCAGATGATATAATAGACTACATGGTTAATAATGAGGCAGCAGGATCCTACAGAATTGCAAATACCTCGCCAGCTGGTACTTACGGGGGTACATGGACCACAGTAGCTACTATACTTAATGAAATTGACAATTCCACTAGTACTTCATCCTTCTTATATAAAAAGATTACAGACTCTTCGACCTTGTTATGTCGTCCTCTTAGGTACGTTGGATACCAAGGTGAATCTAGTCTGCAGTTAATGACAGATGATCAAATAAAACAATTAGCCCGGGCTGTGAGATCAAGGATTGTAAGCAATAACATAGGCAAGTATCTTTTTCAAAATTCAACTCCTGTTTCGGGCACTTGGGTTAACGTAGGTACTATAACCGATACCAGACGTGATATACAAACCGTTACAAATTATATTGGACCAGCACAGTATACTGGAGGAGCATCATATACCGGACCTGCGCAATATACCGGTCCACAGACGTTTGCAGGGACCGACTCATTTAGTATAGCGCAAGATTTTTCAGGAACAGCTCAGTATGCTAGTGGTGGTTCTTTCTTTGGTCCTGTTCAGTATACTGGTACAACAGGGTATGGTGGTACATCTGAATTTGCTGGGACAGCTGATTTTGGAGGTACATCTCAGTTTGCTGGTGAAACCGACTTTGTTGGGCCAGTACAATATTTTGGCACAGCTCAGTATACGGGAACTCCAATCTATGTGGGGCCAAGCGCGAATTATAGTGGAGCTCCAGCACAATTTCTGGGAGTATACCCATGGGCCGGACCGGATGTGAGCTTTACCGGAGGGGCCTACTATGTGGGCCCACCTGCCCAGTACACCGGTGAGGATGCATTTTTCCAACCTGGCCAAGAATTCTCTGGGGGACCATATTATTATGGGCCGGGTCCATCTTTTACTGGCACCGGTCAGTATACTGGATGGATAGGATTTACTGGCCAGTACGTAGGTATTCAATTTCCGTTTTTTCCGTACGTCGGGCCCGGTTTTGGCCCTCAAGGAGAGCCTATCGAGTTCTATGGCCCTGGTCCGGAAGCCACATACGTTGGTCCTGAATATACTAGACTGTGGCAATACACGGGGCCCAGGGATTATATTGGCGATGCAGGTTATATTGGTCCCACTATTATATACTATGGACCTGGTCAACAATTTGCCGGTACCAGCGAGCAACAATTTTTTGGTATTGCTGGATATATTGGACCTGGTCAACAGTTTGTAGGACCCGCGTTATTTGCCGGCGTTGCACAATACGAGGGTCCATATCCGTGGGCAGGACCACCGACACAGTTTGCAGGGGAAATAGGTTTTGGAAGCGCAACTTTGTATTATGGTCCCTTTCAGTTTACTGGTCCTGCTCAGTATACTGGTCCTGCTCAGTATACTGGTCCTGCTACTTTTTTCGGGCCCGCACAATTTGCTGGTACTGCAGAATATAGTTCTGGCGGTGATTTCACTGGGCCGGCGTTGTACTCTGGTGTAAGAACATATGTGGGCCCGGTAAATTACCTTGAGTTAGTAACTTTGTTGGGACAGCTGATTTTGGAGGTACATCTCAGTTTACTGGTACTGCTACATATACAGCAGGTACTTTTAGCCAGGTTGTCTCGTCAATATCAACCATTTCACAAACTACACTATGGCGCAGGGTGGCATAAATGACATTTAGTAAGTTATTAAAACCGCGGTTCTTAAATCCTCAAACTATGGAGTGTGATCTTGTAGATGAAAAAGGATCAGTTCAAAAGATTTCATTTGCATTGCCTGAAAATGAACAAAAGGGTGTGAACCAATATTTTGACTATATTGTCGAAAATTATCATTTAGAGGAAATAAAAGCTCAATATGAATCTGAGCTTAAGATTCACCGTGACAAACAACGTCAACAACAATTAGCAAGTCAAAGAAGAAAAGAAAGTGAAGAGCTTAAAAAACTTTTTGATCTCAAGGCTCAATTGTTTGATATGCCTTTTATAAAAAATTGTAATCAAGAGATGAGATCTGCTATAAGAAGAGCGCCAAATACAATTGTTTTAAATCTGATAGTTTCTATTGCATTTGAAACTTACATTAAAGAAAAT